ATGGTCTCTTTGTACCCCAAAACGAGTCGATAAGTCATGATTAGTGATGATCAGGTCATGATTGATACCCCAACGGCTGAAACAGGCTCAGATCGGCTCACATCGGTTTTTTTGCCGGTAACAGCTCCACGAATCCACTCACCACTCAATGATTTGCCTTCACGCGGCTTTGAATTGATTGATTTCGCTGACCAGATTCTCCCAAATGGTTTTATGCCGTGGCAAAAGTGGCTGGCCGAGCACAGCTTGAAAATTAAACCCGATGGGCGGTACCACCATCCCGTGACTGTGGCCAGCGTTGCCCGTCAAAATGGTAAGAGCACTTACATGATGGCCAGAATCATGATGGGTCTTTTCCATTGGGATGAGTCATTGCAAGTTTCCACAGCTCACCGATTGGTCACATCGCTGGAGCAATTTCGAGCCATTGTGCAGATAATCGAGGAAAATGCCGACTTGGCCAATCAAGTGAAACGCATCCGCTGGCAACATGGAGCCGAGGAAATTCAAACGCTCAAAGGCAATCGATTCATCATCAAAGCCGGAGGCTCGGCAGCTCGTGGATTGTCAAAGCCGGAAACGATCCACATGGATGAAATCCGCGAACTCCATGACATGGAAACTTTTGCAGCTATGCGGTACACCTTGATGGCTGCCAAAAATCCACAGGTCAATTGCTTCAGCTCGGCCGGTGATTCTCACTCAATGGTTTTGAACCAATTGCGCGAAAGAGGATTGGCCGCAGCTAGTGGGGCGAGCGATGATGTGGGCTATTTTGAGTGGTCAGCACCGACTGATGAAATTTCATTGGAAAATGCAGCATGGGCTAACCCCGGACTCAACATCACGATTCACCCGGACAACATCAGAGCCGTTTTCAATGATCCACCCGATGTTGTTATGACCGAGGTATTGAACAGATGGGTTCAGACAATTTCCAGCGTGGTCGGTGCCAAAGAGTGGCAAGAGTGTGGCGATGAATCAATTGACCTCGATGAGGACAAGCTCACATGGATGGCCATCGACATTTCACCGGACAGAAAACACGCTGCATTAGTAGCGGCTCAAAAGCTTGGCTCGGAGTCATTTGTTGTGAAGCTGTTGCATACATGGGAGAACACAATCCAGCTTGATGATCGAGCGATTGCCAATGATGCAGCCTCTTATTGCCGAAAGTACCCAATTGAGTATTTGCTTTACTCAAGGCGCACAAGCGGTGCTGTTGCAGCGCGTATGCAGCCGGCTGGTATTCCAATCCATGACATGGATGCCGACTATCCACAAGCTTGTGATGAATTGTTGGGTGCAATCAATTCGGGTCGCTTAAAACACAGAAATCAATCATCGCTGACAGAGCAAATTCTTTCAGCCGTGCAATTGCGCAGAGGCGATGGCGGATGGGTCATAGGAAGGCGGGCGAGCGGTACGGCCGTTTGTGCAGCTGTATCAGCCGCGCTCGTAACTCACTTTGCGACACGCCCAGAAACCGAAATCGACATTTTAGTGGGTTGATGCTTGACATTTTGAGAAAATCCTCTCATGGGATTATTTGATCGAAAGCGCACCATTGAAGCTGTGGCAATTGACCGCGGTGCCGATGTAGCTGCACAAATTGGGCCAGCTCCAACGCTGGATGCATTTTTCCCATTTGGTGGAGCTGATTACATCGTCAGCCGCGAGGAAGCTATGTCTGTGCCAGCAATTGCTCGCGCACGCAACATGATTTGCAATTCAATTGCCACAATTCCATTGATCACTCGTGACAAGACAACCGGTCAAATCATTGATCAACCTGTTGTGATTTCCGATCCGGATAAGCGAGTACCAGGAGCCGCATCATGGGTGTGGGCTTGTGAAGATTTACTATTCACAGGATTTTCGTATTTTCAAGTCATTGATTTGTTTGCCGATACAGGCCGCGTGCGCCAAATGTGGCGCGTTGCTCCCAATCGTGTCGGTGTTTTCTTAAATTCAATCGGCACTCAGATTGAGTATTACACAGTCGATGGATCGCGCGTGCCAATGTCTGGTGTCGGATCGCTTGTGGTTTTTTACGGCAACGATGAAGGTTTATTAAACCGCGCCGGTCGCACAATTCGTGCTGGTGCAGAGCTTGAAAGAGCAGCTGCAATGTACGCCAAAGAGCCTGTGCCATCAATGGTTTTGAAATCAAACGGCACAGCATTGCCAGCTGATCGCATCGCAAAACTTTTGGATGCATGGGGCGCAGCTCGTAGAAATCGCGGCACAGCGTTTCTTAATGCTGATGTTGAATTGACAACAGTTGGATTTTCACCAGAGCAAATCGGCCTTAATGCCGCACGCGAAATCATCGCAACTGAACTTGCACGAGCCGTGGGAATTCCGGCCTATTTTATTGACGCGCCAACTGGCTCCAGCATGACATACGCAAACGCTCAAACGGCTCGTCAAACTTTGTTGGATTTCTCATTGTTGCCGCTTATGAACAGCATCAGCAGCAGATTATCCATGCCAGATTTTACGCCATCAACACAGCGCGTGGAATTTGATTTGAAGGCTTACCTACGCGGATCAGAAAAAGAGCGTGCAGAAATTTACAAGATTTTATTTGACATCGGGGCGATCACCACCGATGAAATCAGACAAATGGAGGACATGATCTCATGAAGCTAACAACACCAATGCACATCACGGCAGCTGATTCAGATTCACGCACAATCAGCGGTCGCATCGTTGCTTTTAATGAGCACGCAAACGCATCAACTGGCAAAGTCGTTTTTGCTCGTGGATCAATCCAGCCACAAGATGTTTTTTTGAACCTTGAGCACGACAACACACGCAGAATTGGCAAGAGCATTGCCATGACTGTAAATGACAAGGAAATGACAGCAACATTTAAGATTGCAAATACAACAGCGGGCACAGATGCATTGACAGAGGCAATGGAAGGCCTACGCGATGGATTCTCAATTGAACTGGCTGTGGACAATTATGAAATGCAAAAGGATGGCACCATGAAGGTGCTCAATGGACAGCTCACAGCTGTCGCTTTGGTTACTGAACCGGCCGTGCGATCTGCACGCGTTTCTGAGGTAGCCGCATCAGAGGATTCTGAAACTGAAACAGTTACAGAGACAACAAACCCAAATGAAGGAGACAAGATGGACAACACTACCGAACCAGTAGCTCCTGCCGTTGAACCGGTAGCAGCTCCAGAGGTCGCACCTGTACAAGCATCACGCCCCGCTTACTACACAGCACCACGCTCACCAATTGTGGACAAGGTTTCATACCTTGAGCACTACCTACGCGCAAGCGTTTTGCACGATGAGGATTCACGCCAGTATGTAAAGGCAGCTGACAACACAACATCAACAGCACCCGGCATGATTCCAACACCACAAAGCACACAGGTGATCAATGCACTTGCAAACGCTGATCGTGGCACAATCGATGGCATCAGTCGCGAAACTTTAGTTGCAGAAGGTATGACATTTGAGCTGCCTCGCGTAACGGCTGTACCAACAGTATTGCCAATTGATGAAAATGATGCAATTACAGAATCATCACTTTCAGCCACATTTCTTTCTGTTGCTGTTCAGCCTTTCAAAGGCCGCGCAATTTCAACAGTTGAATTGATCGACCGAAGCCGTCCGGAATACCTCACAGCTTTGCTTCAGAATCTTGAGTTTGCTTATGCAAAAGAGACTGATGAGTATGCATTGGCACAGATGCAAGCAGCCGTCACTAGCGTGACAGCACAGGCAGCAAATTCAGCAACCGGATTCCTTGGATACACATCTAAGGCAGCCGCAAATGTTTATGGTGCATCGCTTGGTTTTGCTCGCTCATTGATCGTTTCACCTACACAATGGGGAAACATCATGGGATACAACGACAATGGCGCACCTCTTTACAATGCAGCACAGCCTTCAAACGCAGCTGGAAATGTTCGCGGAGATTCATTGCGCGGTGTAGTTTCACCGGGTCTGAATCTTTATGTTTCACGCTCATTTGGTAACGCTGGCACAACAACAGCCGATGGCGATTCATCAATGGTAGTTGTCAATCCAGATTCATACACATGGTACGAATCTCCACGCTTTACGCTACGCAGCAATATCAACAGCGATGGAACAATTGACATCCTGTACTACGGCTATGGCGCACTAGCTGCCAAGGTGCCAAACGGCGCACAATTTAACAACCTCCCATAAATCACTATCGGTAGCGGTCGCTCCCGAACGCTACTGACACGAAAGGAACCGAGATGCCAGCAATAGTTACAGCCTCGCAGCTGAGAGCGATTCTTGGTGTCTCGGTTTCTTTGTATTCCGATGCACAGCTTGATTCATACATTGATTCAGCTGAGCAAACGATTTTGCCTTTACTTACGCAATACCAATCATCGGTGACTTTTGCCAATGTGGATGAATCCGTCATTTATTTCACCACAATGCGGCCAAATTACTTTGTGCCGGGTCAATCTGTTGTTGTTACCGGGGCCGGAATTTACAACGCGACCTACACAGTCACCGATGATCGGATTGAGCCTTACACTTTCACAGCTGCAACAGCCGCAGCTGATCGAACCTATCCATTGCCGTTTATTCCAGCGGCAACAGCGACATTAAGCGGTGGATCGGCAGCGGCTTTGTACGCAAACACACCACCGATTGAAAACGCAATTTTGGTTGTAGCGGTTGAGATTTTTCAGAGCATTACAGCTCCCGGCAACCAGATCATGTCAGACAATTTTCAGCCGTCACCATTCGTGCTCGGCCGGAGTCTTAGCAACAGAGTCATTGGCCTCTTAGGCCCGTTTCTTGATGTCGAAACGATGTGCCAATGAGCATCGAATCCGCAATCCGCACACCATTAAAAACAGCACTTTCAGGCATTGCTGCAAATGTGTACAACGGAATTCCCGAGACAATGACATCACCGAGCATTTGTTTAATACCGGATGCACCATATTTGGAAAGCGTTTTGATTGCAAAAGCTCAAACAAGAGTCAAAGTCAATCTCACAGTCACAGGCGTAGTTGCATACATGAACAATGCCGCAGCTTTGGACAATCTTGAACAATTGATGATCAGCATCATTGGCGCAATGCCAGCCGGCTATGAAGTCGGCAATGTCAATCAACCACAACCATTGGAAGTCGGTGCAGGTAAGTACCTCACGGCCGATTTACAAGTTAGCACCTACTACACCAATTAAAGGAGAAAAAAAATGCCAACAACAATCATTACCGGCCGCGATGTGTCATTTACCTTGGACACAAAAAAT